TGGATGGTTATATAAAGAACACATTCAAAGAACGGTAATTCCCCAGATGCATCCAGAAATGTATGATGAAAGAGGTAATGTTATTCCAGATGAAATCATTGCCTTCCGTGTTGAAAACTCAGATTTTTTATACGATGAAGAACTAGAAGACGAGTAACCATTATGACAATGACTGAAGTACATCCTGAACTTGGTGAAGCCCGATTGCCAAATAATCCTTTGTTGAGTGAAGTTCTCGACAAAGTTTCCAAACAAAGAACGAAAGCAAAGAAAGTTCAAGTTCTGAAAGAGAATGAATCACTTCATTTGAAGTCGGTTCTTATCTGGAACTTTGATGATTCTATTGTTTCTATTTTGCCTGAAGGAGATGTTCCGTTCAACAAGAATGAAGCTCCAGCAGGAACTGAACACACCTATCTTGCTCACGAGTGGAAGATTCTTTATAACTTTGTGAAAGGTGGTAATGATTTTCTGAGACCGATAAAAAGAGAACAAATGTTTCTCCAACTATTAGAAGGTCTTCATCCAGACGAAGCTGAAATCATTTGTCTGGTAAAAGATAAGAAACTTACGACCAAATATAAAGTAACCAGAGAGATGGTGCAGGAAGCTTTCCCAGACATTGTGTGGGGCAACAGAGGAGGTTGATATGAATACAACTACTACCTTACAAAACACAATGGATGAAGTTTACTGGACACCTCAAGAGAAAAGTTCTCTTAAAAACAAATATGGTACAGAACTTCTTGTAGAAAGCTGTACCCAACTTCATCTTCAAGATAAGTCTTTTCCTCTTGATGCTTACGTTGTAACTTATAAAAATTTTGAAGGTGAAGTCAAGAAAGATCTTGTAAGGTCTGCCAAACGAGTTAATATTTTTGATATGTATTATGACAAGTTTGGCCCTGGATCGATGATTGATATCGACTTTGGCCCTGGAAGAGTTAATCCTAAGATTTGGGGTGAAAAACCACCAGAAGAAAAGAAGAGGCGGCGATGAGTATTGGTTTTGGTTTTGATGGTAAGGATAAGAAAAAAGGTGTCAAAGTTAATTGGGACGAAGTTAATAACCTTACCAAAGAATACAAGAAACTCAAGAAGTATATGAAAACAAACTTCTATGAGATTCAAACATTGAGTGGAGATGAAAAAATAATCACAGAACTTTTGAAAAAGTACGGGGAGGATTGACACCTCCTCTTTTTTTGTATAGAATGGTATAGGAGGAACTTATTATGGATCGAGACAAATTAAAATTAATTATTCATAACCTTGAATTACTTGTGGAGTCTTTGAAGTCAGAAGTATATTCAGATGTAAATGCTTATAAACCTCCACGATATGAAGAGGTTGCCCCATACATAACTGATTACGACGAAGTGTTTTATGACGGAGACGACGATGGCTACCCAGACTAATGTAAAACTTATTAGTGTGACTCCCGATGCAGAAAAGACAATGGCGTTCATTGCAAGAGTCTCTAATCCTGCTAATCAGGATAACGAGAACTATTCCAAGTTGCTTGCTTATTGTATTAAGCATAATCATTGGTCTGTGTTTGAACAGTCTTCTATGACTCTTGAGATTGAAACCAATCGTGGTATCGCAGCCCAGATTCTTCGTCATCGTAGTTTTACGTTTCAAGAGTTTAGTCAAAGGTATGCAGACACCAATCTGTTAAGTGCTGATATTCCTGTGCCAGAACTGCGTAGGCAGGACACCAAGAACCGCCAGAACTCGATTGATGACTTAGATGAGGAAAGAGTGTTCGTGATGAATAAGATGATTCAAGACCTCTTCCGGGACGCCCAGGATGTCTATAACTATCTTCTGAATCAAGGTGTTGCAAAAGAGTGTGCTCGATTTGTACTCCCCTTGGCGACTCCCACACGCATCTATATGACTGGTTCGTGCCGTAGTTGGATTCATTATATCAATCTGCGTTCGGCCAATGGAACACAGAAAGAACATATGGATATTGCTCTAGAGTGTAAGAGAGTGTTCTGCGAACAGTTTCCTTCGGTTTCAGAAGCCCTTGAATGGGTCTAAATATTTTCACGGTTTATAGAAACGTATGGCGATTTATCCGATAGTTCATAAAGAAACTGGAGAGAAAAAAGTCATTGAGATGAGCGTACACGAAATCACTCAATGGTATCAAGACAATCCAGAATGGAAGAGAGATTGGTCTGAAGGATGTGCAACACCAGGAGAAGTTGGCGAGTGGAAAGACAAACTTGTCAATCGCAACCCTGGTTGGAATGACGTTCTTCTCAAAGCATCTAAAGCACCTGGCTCTCGTATTAAAAGAATCTAATGGCAAGAAAAACATCAAACTCTCCGATTGGCGTTGGTATGACGACAAAACAAATGAAGAGAAAGAAACCGATCAATACAGATCTCTTAAACAAGATCGAACCAATTACAGAAAATCAAAAGTTATTGTTCGAAAAGTATAAAGAAGGTAAAAACATTTTTGCCTTTGGTGCTGCTGGAACAGGTAAAACTTTTGTCGCTTTGTATCTTGCTCTCAAAGATGTACTTGATGAAAGAACACCTTATGAGAGAGTTTATATTGTTCGATCTCTTGTTGCTACACGAGAGATTGGATTTCTGCCTGGGGATCACGAAGATAAATCGTCACTTTACCAAATTCCATACAAGAATATGGTAAAATATATGTTTGAGATGCCTACTGATGCTGACTTTGAAATGTTGTATGGTAACCTGAAACAACAGGAGACCATCAAGTTCTGGTCAACTTCTTTCATTCGTGGCACCACAATTGATAGAGCGATTCTTCTGATTGACGAATCGCAAAACCTTAATTTTCACGAATTGGATTCAATCATCACCCGTGTTGGTGAAGATTGTAAGATTATTTTCTGCGGTGACGCCACTCAAACTGACTTGCAGAAAACATATGAAAAGAATGGTATCCTTGACTTTATGAAAATCATTCAACAGATGAATGAATCATTTCAAATGGTTGAATTTGGTGTTGATGATATTGTCCGTTCTGGGCTTGTCAAGGAATACATTATTAAGAAACTTGCTTTAGGTATGTAATGTTTATTGTTGAAAATCATCTTGGTGATATTGAACTAGAGAAAAAAGAGGTCGATGGAATTCGCCTATATAAACTACCTACAGGCGACTGGGTGCCTTCGATCACTTCAGTCACAAGTTTCTACAACCGAGATGTTTTTCTTGAGTGGAGACAACGTGTAGGGGATCAGGAAGCTAATAGAGTTACGAAAGAAGCCACAACGAGAGGTACAATATTTCACGAGGTTGCTCAATCGTATCTTGAAAACAAAGAGTTAAATTGGGATGACTATCCTCCCGCGACTCGTTATATGTTTCATAGTGCTAAGCCATATCTTGATAAGATTGGAACAATTCACGCCATCGAACGTACACTCTACTCAGAGTACCTTGGTTTAGCTGGTCGTGTGGATTGCATTGCAGAGTACGAAGGTGAACTTGCGATCATTGATTTCAAGACATCTAAAAAAATCAAACCAGAAGAATGGATTGAACAATACTTTGTACAAGAAGCTGCATATGCTTGTATGTACTATGAAATGACTGACATTCCTGTCAAAAAACTTATCACAATTATGGTGACTCCTGGTGGAGAAGTCCACGTTTATGATAAGAGAAACAAAGGTGACTACATTAAATTACTGGTGAAATATGTTAAAAAATTTGTTGGAAACCGAATGGTGGTTAATGGATGACATCAACAAGGCTCTAGAAGAAAAGTTCTTGTGTTCAAGTCGTTTCGCACAAGACATCGAACGCATTGCTGCGGAAAACAAGATGACTTATATTGATGCGATCATTTATTATTGCGAGAAGAACAACATTGATGTAGAATCAGTTCCTAAATTAGTTTCAAAACCACTGAAAGAAAAACTGAGGTGGGAAGCGATGGAACTTAATTTTCTCAAGAAAACTTCTCGTGCTCGACTTCCGTTATGACTGCCTTTGATTGCTATAAAACTTACCTAGCATTCAAAAATCATTTTACTAAAGACACTTTCGATTACTTTAAATACGGCGGCAAGACCAATGCGTCTGTCGCCTCTTTTAATAAGAGAAAGGATCGATATTTTTTTGAAAAGATGTCTCGTCAACGAAAGGACGATGAGATCGTTAATTATTTCACAGCAATCTTTTCACAGTGCGATGATCCCCAGAGGATGTGGATAGGAGAGATCATTCAAACTGGAGATGAAAAGTATAAAACTTGGCAAAAGAAAGTTCAAAGTCTTAGTTATGTGTTTCGACAGGAAATGGAAAACCTGTTGAGTGACATCAACTTCAATTCAATCTTTGAAACAGAAAACGGAAAACATCCAGTTCTTGTGAAAGAACATTTAAGAAATAATCTATCCATAGAATCATTGATTATTCTGGATGCGATTGTCAACTACAAGAAAGAGTTTGACGGAAAACTGAATGATTTTGTGTGGAAAACCATAAGTCTAAAGATTGACAAGTACAAACCTTTCCTGTTAAATAGTATTGATATTGACAAATACAAAACAACTCTCAGAGGGATTGCAATACAATGAGTGACTTTTTTCGGTCAGAATTTGTACAAGAAGGTCTTAAGGATATTCAAGGCCTTCAGATGGAACTTCAAAAAGGATTTATGAGGTTCACATTTTTGACTGACGATGAGAAAGAAGAACAACTCCAACTTCTTGAACAGTTGTTAGAAAAACAATACCTGATGTACCTACGGATGAAACTGTCAGACGATCCAAAGGCACAGTCGATAGTCGAAGATATGCGAAGTTCATTGTGTTTACTGGGAATGCCTCCGAGTGCATCCGTCGAACAAGTTTTTAGTGATATGAGAGAAACTCTGAAGAATCTGAAAACAACACTTGACACCCCAGACGATACCTAGTATCATAAAGGGGTGTTCAAAACACAAGCCAAATCTGACTTAATCCTATGTCTTTCCAAAATCTTAAAAAACAATCCTCCCTTGGTTCTCTGACTGCAAAACTGGTGCAGCAGGTGGAAAAAATGAACAAGGGTTCTGGTGGCGTTGATGATCGTCTCTGGAAACCTGAAGTTGACAAGGCTGGTAATGGTTATGCCGTGATTCGTTTTCTTCCCGCTCCTGAGGGTGAAGAACTGCCTTGGGCCAAAGTTTACAGTCACGCCTTTCAAGGCCCTGGTGGTTGGTTCATTGAAAACTCTCTGACAACTCTGGGTCAGAAGGATCCTGTGTCCGAATACAACTCCCAACTCTGGAACTCTGGTTTGGATTCCGACAAAGAGGTTGCTCGTAAACAGAAACGTAAACTGTCTTACTACGCCAACATCTACGTTGTTAAGGATCCGAACAACTCTGCCAATGAAGGTAAAGTGTTCCTGTTCAAGTTCGGTAAGAAGATCTTTGATAAGATCACTGCAGCGATGCAACCCGAGTTTGAAGATGAAACTCCTATCAACCCCTTTGATTTCTGGGGTGGTGCTAACTTCAAACTGAAGATCAAGAAGGTTGCTGGTTATTGGAACTACGACTCTTCTGAGTTTGATCGCCCTTCTCCTCTTCTGGACGACGATGATGCTCTGGAAGCCGTCTGGAAACAAGAATATTCTCTCTCGGAACTTCTTGCTCCTGATCAGTTCAAGTCTTATGAAGATCTGAAGAAGCGTCTTGATTATGTTCTTGGAACTCGTGGTGTTCCCAAGTATCAAGATCCTGAAGTTATGGATGAAGAGAGTGATAATGATAGTTACTCTGTTGATCCTACTCCTCGTCGTTCTGTTGAACCTGTAGCCGTGGCTGCTGGTGTTGACCGTGATGAAGATGAAGAGGATGCCCTGTCCTACTTCGCTCGACTTGCTGAAGACTGAAATTAGCTTTTGATTTCAAAAATAGCGGGAAAAAAATTCCTGGCCATTTTTGAGCCACAGGGTCGCTCAGGCGACCCTTTTATCTTGGCAATAAAATACGTGGATTTTCGGTCTTTTTGAGAGTTGGACTAATATACTGTTCTGATGGTTTATATTCCATATTGTCACTATTGTCTCTCAAGAAGATTTCTAAGTATTGTTGTTTTAAGATGTTAATATCTCTCTTTTTGTCATTCAGTGCGATTTCGTGTTGAAGATATGAAACAGACTTAATTCGACTTTCTGTCTTCAATATACCACCATCGAGAAAAGTTACGGAATAGTCAGAATCAACCCAATATCCTTCTGGTTGAATTAATCGACCTTGACCATCAAATATTTTCAAAGTTTCATAATGATGAATGTTTGATAATTGTGATTCTGTGTACTTTTCAGACAAATAGTTGTATAAGTCCGAATTTGACATTGGCCAATCATCTCGAACATTAATGATGTTGTTCGTAATCAAAACTACCCAATCAAGAGTTGAATCCCCATAAAAAGTTTCTGCCACGTTGTCGGGTCTTTCATCACCTTGAATTGAATATTTTTCAAATGCCACATAGGAATCTAGAATATCTTCCCGAATTACAGATCTACGGAAAATGTTTTTGACTCTTGAATAATCATAGATTGAGTTTCTGTCATTCGCTAGAGATGGATAGTCTAACTCAGAAAACTGTCTAAAATATGCGTTTCTTTTAGGATCGTATGCCATATCAGTAACCTACATCGTCTCCAGATTGTTCTTGATCGACATCATAAACTGGTTTCAATTCAGTAAACTGTAAGTTCATTAAAACCGAGATTGGTTGAGAATCACCATATGCTGCCCAATATCCATCGGGTGCATAATCAACAGTAATTGTTCTCAGAGCCATTTGATGAAACTTGTTCATCTTGTTTGTACTGTATTGTAATTTAAAAACATCAGGTGTTCCAAGTAACGCCTGATTTTCATATTTTGGTGCAGCTCCTTGTTTGAACCATTTGATGATTTTACGAATTGTTGCACCTTCTTCTTGACTTCTTGCAACCATAAGAAACTGAAAACCAAAGTCTCTTAAGACTGGGCCCTGGAAAAGAAGTTCAGCGTTTGGGTTCGCAATTTTTCCAGTTGCTCTTGCAAGAAGTTCATCTGGGTTTACACTGATACCTAGTGTTTTTACCGCTCTAGACGCTATGATTGAACCCATAACGCCAGCCGCACCTCCTGCATTATTTTGTAAAAATGTTCCAGCCCTAGAAATCACATTTCCTGCCGCGGCAAATGGATTTGCAATTGCATTCTGTAACCCAGTAAATGAA